TTAGAAATTTCTATGTACTTTGGCCGTGTGCTTAAAAACGAAGCACAGCCAGCGCTAATCAAGCGAAGATCATATCAGCTAGAACGTACATTAGGCGCACCCGATGACTCCAGCCTGGCTCAATTACAGTCTGAATATTTGATCGGCTCTGTACCTAATGAACTTACCATTAATATCCCGCAAGAAGAAAAAATTACGCTTGATGTGGCTATGGTTGCCACGGATGCAGAACAGCTTACAGCGGCACAAGGCTTGAAAGCGGGTACACGGCCTAACCTAGTTGAATCGGATGCGTTTAACACCTCTTCGGATTTCTCACGCATTAAACTATCGCAAATTGTTGAGGGCAACGCTGCGCCAACATCATTGTTTGCCTTTGCCGAAGATATTTCTATATCGATCAATAACAACGCCAGCCCAAACAAAGCTATCGGTACTTTAGGTGCCTTTGATGTTACGGCGGGTACTTTCGCGGTTAGTGGTGATATTACCGCCTACTTTGCCGATGTTGCCGCAGTACAAGCAGTTCGCAATAACGCTGACATTACGCTTGATGCTCACATGGTTAAGCAAAATGCCGGTATCAGTATTGATTTACCCTTAATTTCCCTTGGCGATGGCAAGCCCAACGTCGAGCAAGACCAATCCATTAAATTACCTTTGTCATCAGAAGCGGCCACGGGCGCTAAAATTGATGCCAATCTCGATCACACAATCCTATTTGTATTTTGGGATTACTTACCTAACTTAGCGGATGTTTAAGCATGTCTAACCTCAAAAAAATGTTCTCAACTGATAAAAATATTGAGAAAGAAGGCGTTATTCTTGATTATGGTGACTTCAAAGTAAAAATTGCCCGTGCAGGCGGTGCTAATAAATCTTACCAAAAGCTATTTGAGCGCTTAACCAAGCCGCACCGCCGAGCTATTGAAACCGAAACAATCAATGAAAAGCTTTTAGGAAAGATCATGCACGAAGTGTATGCAAAAACGGTTGTGCTTGATTGGGAAGGTGTCACCGACGATAACGGCGACGAGTTGCCATTTACCTCTGAAACTTGTATTGAAATGTTTCAAGAAATGCCGGACTTCTACGTGGATATTTTCAACCAATCCAACAAAATTGCATTGTTCAAGCAAGAAGTTAAGGAAACTGACGAAAAAAACTTATAGCGGTGCTGCTCTATCAGTTAGAGCAAGCGCCGTCTGAAAGGGCAGTACTTTTAAATTGTCAGCGATGTAACTTACCTATACCTGATAAATTTAAAAATGCTCCTGAGCTATTACCAGGGCTAGGCATTTATCTTGATGCATTCTTTGAACTATCAAATTACCGTTCTTTTGGATTCTCTGAATTGCCAATCGAATGGGCTACTTTAAATGAATACTGCAACCAGCATGATATTTACGGTGATCAACGTGACGATGCTTTTAGTCATATCAAAGTCATGGATAGAGTTTACTTAGAACACCGCGCTAAAAATGGGCAAACACAGCAACTTTAAGTCATTTGGAAAAGCAATCAAAAAAAATGCTGTGGATATCGAGAAAGAAATAGAGCGCAAGATAGGGAATGCGGCACTTGCGGGTTTAAGTGCGGCTTCATTTGTGACACCGGTTAAAACGGGCAGGGCAAGAGGCAATTGGCATTTACAGAGTAGCCTGGACACATCTACGACATATCAGCTAGAAGCCCCTTCAGGTATTAGCATTTCAGCGGCATCTAGCTACAAAATAGGCAAGATTATCTACTTGGTTAATAATCTTGAGTATATCGTTCATTTGGATGATGGCAGTTCTCTGCAAGCCCCATCTGGCATTACCCCCGCGGTTATATCTGCAATAAAAACCGAACTTAGACGCTAATTTCAGCATCCATTCAGCTTTAGCGTTATAGTGTCTCAAATTTGAATAAAAGTGAGGACACTATGGCTTTGGGCTTATTTGAGGTGCATGCAGGCGATTTTCAGAAAGGTAAGGAACACCAGTTTATGGCGGGTAAGTTCACAATGAAGAAGAAAGGGAAATTCTTTAGGCAGACAATACCGGTATCAGAGGTTGAAGAGCTTGAAGTGGCCAGTGAAGAAAATGTAAAGCGCATTGGCGGCACTGTTGGCTGGGGAATTGCTGGCGCTGCTTTACTAGGACCAGCTGGATTGCTTGCAGGTCTATTATTAGGCGGCAAAGGGAAGGATGTCACTTTTGTTTGCAAGCTTAAGGATGGGCGTAAGTTTATGGCTACGGCACCGTCAAAGGTCTACCAAGATATTACGGCCGCGCTATTTTAGTACTGAAATTATATTAACTTGAAACCCGCTTATTGCGGGTTTTTTTATGCCTGGAGAAAACATGGCAACTGAATCACTGGTTTATGAAATCAATGAAAAAGGCGCGAGAGTGGTACGCCGCCGCATTGAAGATATAGGCACAGAATCAGGTAAAACCGAGTCAATGTTATCCGGTATGAAAGCCGCGCTAGCGGGTGTGGTAACTGTTGCAACCATTAAGCAAATAGGATCTTACGCGGATACATTCACCAGCTTGCAAAATTTATTGAGAACAACAGTCAAAGACACGGATCAGCTGGCTAAAACAACTAACAACTTATTTACTATTAGTCAAAAAACACGAGCACCACTTGAAGCGGTGACCCAGCTATATCAAAAAGGCTCTATTGCAGCCAATGAATTAGGTGCTAGCCAAGAAGAGCTCTTAACGTTTACTGAAAACGTGGGTTTAGCCCTAGCCCAGCAATCAGGTGGAGCAGGTCAAGCCTCTGGTGCTTTATTGCAATTATCTCAAGCGCTGGGCTCAGGTATTGTGAGAGCGGAAGAATTCAACTCTATTCTTGAGGGCGCATTTCCGATTGCTCAAGCGGCTGCACGGGGGATTGATGCCGCTGGCGGTTCTGTTTCTAAATTACGCCAATTGATTGTTGATGGTGAAATAACATCCAAGACCTTCTTTGATGCGATATTGTCGCAAAGTGAATCATTAGAGACGTCATTTCAAAAAACAGTACCTACGGTCAGCCAAGGGGCAACCGTATTAAGGAATGCGGCTATTAAAGCCTTTGGTGAATTAGATCAGGGTGCCGGAATTACGAGAACATTGGCTACGCTAATGATCGGCCTCGCCAATAACTTTGATATTGTCGCTCGTGCTGCGATTGCGGCGGGCATTGCCATTAGTGCAGTGTTTGTCAAAAAGGGCATACAATCCGCCATTGTGGGTGTAAAGGCATTAGGCGCGGCTATAGCAGCCAATCCTTTGGGCGCTATCGCACTGGGCATTACCGCGGCAGTATCTGCGCTGATTGCCTTCTCGGATAAAATAACGCTCACATCCGATGGTTTAGTCACACTCTCTGGCTTTGCCTCAGCGCTATTCAATGGTATTAAAAAATCATTATCAGGATTCATTCGTGGAGTATCGACAACCTTCAATACGATCACTGCTTTTTTGGGTAAATTCTTTGGTGATTTTGATTTTAGTTGGGAAAGCGCACTAAATACCGTTGCGAAATCAATGGATTTGCAAATAGGCGTTTTCAAATCCGCATATTCCATTATCAAAAATATATTCACTCAATTCCCTAGCGTTATTACTGATGCTTTCTTTTCTGGATTAAATGCAGCCATTGGCTTAGTTGAGGCTTTTGCTAATACAGTCATTAAAATATTGAATAAAGTTGGAGCAAACATTAAACCAATCGAATTCAAAGGTCTTGATAATCCTGCTAAAAATACGTTGAAAAAAATAGGTAATGAAGCATCAACCATTATTAACGATGCATTTAACAATGGCCCTATACAAAATCTAGTAAAGAATGCTTTCACTGATGCCAGAAAAAATGCTTTGACGAGCAAACCTTCAACGGCTATAAGCACACAATCAAATACCACTTTTGATACATCTAATGTAAAGGGGATTACTCCTGATATTGATGTAGCTAAAACAGCATCAATACAGATTCAACAGATATCACTTGCTGAACGCATCCTTGATTCAATTAACAGTGCGAATTCATATTTCGAAAATGAAGCTGATGCCTTAGCCAATCTTCTTAAAAGCGATTTCATATCAAAAGCGGATGCCACGTTATTTTTAGCCAATACGGGTTCTGTAGATGAAAGCATTCTAGGCTTTGAGCTCTACAAGTCTGAATACCAGCGTTCTCTAGAAGAAATTAATGTACTTCGCCAGAATGATTTACTGAATGAAGAGCAGGCCACACGCGCTAAAATCGCCGCTAATGCATCTTATTTACAAGCTAGGCTTTCAACAACTCAGCAGGCATTGGGTCAGCTTTCTACATTAGCCAGTTCTGAAAATAAGAAAGCGGCAAGGGTCGGTAAAATAGCAGCTATTTCTCAAGCAACGATTGATGGCTTTCTTGCAGTGCAAAAAGCTTTAGCCTCATCACCACCACCTTTTAACTATGGTTTAGCTGCTGCGACAGGTTTAGCTACGGCACAGAATATCAATAATATTCGCAATCAGCCCACTGGGTTTAGAACCGGCGGTTCATTCACTGTAGGCGGTTCTGGTGGCCCCGATTCTCAGTTAGTGCCAATCATGGCAACACCAGGCGAGCAGGTATCAATCTCTACGCCAAATCAGGTTAGAAGAGGCGACCCCAATCAAAACCAAAATGGCGACAGTAGAAAAATTATTGTCGCTAATTTCATGTCTGAAAAATCAATGCGTGAATATTTAGACAGCGAAGCTTTCGACGAAGTGTATATCAACAAAATTGAAGCAAACGCAACTTCAGTCAAACAAATATTAGAGTCGGCATAACATGGCGTATGAAATAGCAACGTTAACGAAAGGTACTGGCGATGATTGTCATTATCAGTTTATTAATGCTGTACGTGTATTAGCAGAGGCGAACGGGTGGACAACGTTACGTTTTGATACATCAACTGATAATCACGAATGGATAGGTCAAAGCGCGGGTTCTGGAAGTGAACAAATATTTGTGGGTTTAAAAACCTACCAAAATAGTGGTTTAGATTATTACAATTTCAACTGTGCCACATTTGTGGGCTATTTATCATCTAATAGCTTTGAAGCTCAACCAGGCGCGTTTATCCGTGGTTGCCAAGGTCACAATAACGCCATTACTTATTATTTAAATATTAATCCAAGGCGTATTGTTGCGGGTCTTAAAGTAGGCACCCCGGTTTATACACATTTTTATATCGGTAAATTTTTAGCTTATTTTCGACCAGAAATTTATCCATTGCCTATTTGTTGTGGTGGAATGCTTTCGCAATCGTCAGGCACTCGTTTTTCAGACGGTGGCGGTTGGTCTTATAGCGCAATGGTGATAAGGCAGCTTGACGGAGTTTATTCAGGCAAGAGTGTTCTGCCTTTTTCAACTGCACAAACAGGGGAGATAAGAAATCTTTACGCTAATAATCAAATAATGAGCTTCCCAGCCGATTTTGATGGCAACTCTACATACCAATTAGAGCCTTTAGAAATGCACGACTTAAGCAATACTTATGGAGCGCTAGAAGGTGTCTTTGGAGTTAGTGGATTTAATAATAACTCTGATAATGTGCTTCAAGAGGGTGGTTCTTCCGTCGTAGACCAAACAGGATTAAGTGTTGAGCAGGCCGTATCACAAATTCTCACTGTCGGAGGGCGTGCTTTTATTGTATTGCAAAATAGATCGTCTACTAGCTTTAATAGTTATATTGCATTGGAAATGAATTAATTATGGCATTTTACACGGGAACAGCGAATACTTTTGATTCGCTAAAAACTGAAATTGAAAATGCGTGTGTACTAGAAGGCTATACATTAAGTGACGGTATATTGTCCAAGGGTGGAATATTTGCTCAATTTACATCTAGTTCAACAAGCAATATTAGGCTTAGGATTGGGAATGGCCAAACAGGATCAAGCTTAAGCGACGTGGGGGGCAACACTGTAAAAATACACACAAACAACATTGTCCCTTTTGTTTTTCCCTGTAACTACGACATACACATACATGAAAATCCAGATGAAGTTTTTATAATTGTTTGGCATAGCTCACAATATTACCACCAACTCTCTTTTGGCAAATCCTCTACTTCAAATATTGGCGGGACTGGAAACTGGTACACCGGCTCATGGAATGGCAGTGCGTCAAGCTCAAGTTCAAATGCAAACAGAATGTATACTGATAGTAGTGGAAATAATTATTTGCAGACTCGAATAGTCACAAATGGTCTTACAGGTGGCCTTTTTGCTGATTCGGCAACAAACCTAAATATTTCTGATAACAGGGTCTCGAGCTATATTCATACTGGTCTTGATGACGTTAAATGGCTAAATAGTACCGGACCTGACGATAGAGCGCCCATAGGGTGGGGCTACTGTAGGGATTTGTTTGTTTCGAACCCAAATTCATACGATGACTCTACAATTTTGCTACCCATCAGAGCCTTTAAAAAGAGGGGTAGTATCGGGGTTACTCCAGTATTAGAAATGAAAAATTGTAGAGCAATAAATATATTAAATTTAAACCCAGAACAGATTTTAAGTTTTGGGAATGATCAATGGAAAATATATCCTATGTATCGAAAGACTGAAGGTTTGCCACCACCGCAAGGGGCTTTTGCAAGTAGATCGTATAATTTAGGGTTTGCTGTAAGGTACGTTGTTTAAATGTCAGCGCAAACTCTTTCTGAAATACAAAATTACTCGGTACAAAACCCAAATATTTATACCGGATTAGTTGAGTACCCATATTCATATAATCCTAATGTAATAAAGGGCGGCGAAAATGAATTTATTGGTGCTACCACTGAGTTTAGATTGTATGAACCAAACGTCAGTAGCGTTTCAACAATGCATTCAGTTGCGCCTTCTTTTTTAGGTGATTACTATTTCAGAATACATAACACGCCACCGTTATTAAACGTAGGAAATGTTTCAGCTAATGAGTTACGCGATATTAGAATTTGGAATAGCCACTTAGATGAAAGAACCCTTTCTTCAGCGACAAATAACAACCTACATGGATTTGATATTTTTGGCATCACGTTACCGTATACATTTGGAGCTTTGGAGGAAGTTTTATTACAGCTAGATATTTCTACAGAGGGGCCAAGCTCAATAGATGGAAATGTTCAGTTTAGCTTTTTAACAAGTGCTGATAATACAAAACTTTCGGTTGTAGGAAACCGGATTATCTCATTGCCTTATCAGTTTCAAACGCCGATGAGTGAGACCATTGAATACAAAACAAATCATTTGCAGTCACTTGATGCGTCAACAGAAGACTCTATTAAGCTTAGGCAGAACCCACGTCATGTATACGATGTAACGATACCGCTTAATCAAGGCTCACTAAACAAAGTTAAACACGCAATTTACGGGTGGAGACAAAGAAAGTGGGCTTTGCCGCTTTGGCAAGAGGTATATTTTCAGGGAGCTATCGGAGCCAGTGATACGGAGATTGTATTCAATACAGCAAATTACGATTATCGTAATGACTCGTTATTAATGATTTACGAGGGCAGTAATTCGCTTATCGTGGGTATCCAAACCGTACAAAGTGACCGCTTAGTGTTAGAAAGAGAGGTGGGGCAATCGTTTACAAACGCTTACATCATGCCTGCAAGAATTTCTACGCTAAAAGTGGAGCCTAATCTATCAGAAAATGGTGTCAGTGGGCAGCTTGAGGCAAAGTTTGAAACGATTAACGGTTACGCTGACGAAGAAACTAACTTTACTCAATATAACGGCTATGATGTTTGTCTAAAAGAAGCCTTTAAAACAGGTAGTTTCAACAATTCATCAATTGTCAACAACATAGAAGTTATTGACTACCAAGTGGGTAAAAATAACTACGAAACCGATTGGCAATATAACAAAGACCTATCTGAAATCACTTTTTATGCAACAGGTCTTGAAGAGATTTACGAATACAAAAAGTGGTTTAATCGCCGTGCGGGTGCTTACAGGCCATTTTACATACCTAGTTTTAATAACGATTTAAACATTATTAGCACGGACAACATTACAAATTCATTTGATATTAAAAACGAAGGTTATTCACAATTTTCAGCAAACAGAAATCACATTGCGGTTAGAACAACTACAGGTCAATGGCTTTTACGTGAGGTATTAAGCGTAACTTTAGATGCTTCACAAGTTTTTGATACTGTTGTAATTGATGAAAATTTAGATGTTGATGCCACTGAAATACAATACATTAGTTTTTTGAATCTAAAGCGGATACAAAACGACTCGGTAACTTACCAGTGGAAAAGTGGTTTAAATGTAAGTTTTACTTTAAAGTTGATTGACAAATGACTTATATAGCAACCGATCGCGCAGGCGGACAGCCAATAGAACTTATCACGTTTTCAACTGTGGGGCGTGCTTGGCGTTATACCACCACCAGTCAAGATGTCACCGTTAATGGTATAAATTACATTAGCGCTATAATGCAAAGCTCTCGCCTAGTCAGTTCAAGTAAGTTAACCAAAGATAAATTTGAAATCAAAGTAGGTGAAGATATTGAATTGCTTACTTATCTAAAAAACTTGCCAACTCGACTTATTACCGCGACTATTCAAGAATTTCATACCAACGACCCAGATCAAGAAGTCATTACGCGTGCCGATGGCGTTATTTCATTTGTTAAGCGCAACAACAGCAGAGAGAATGTTCTTCATTGTGTCTCAAAGGGACAAGCTGCAAATCGAAGCGGTATTAATCGAAATTACCAAGTACTTTGCCCTTATGTTTTATATGGCACTAAATGCGGTGTCGCATCAGGCTTATATCGATTTAATACAAGTGTTTCTTTAGTTGATTCAAATATGTTAACACTTACATCCATTACTCAGGCTGATGGTTATTACACCGGAGGTTACATTGAGTTTAACAACGGCGAATACCTTGAAAGAAGATCAATCTATACTCACGCCGTTGGTGTTATAACTATAGATTCAGCGTTTGAAGTTGATCCTACAGGGCAGCAAGTATCTATTTTTGCTGGATGCGAACATACCCTTGATGATTGTAATAATAAATTTAGCAATGGCTTGAATTATGGCGGTCAGCCGTATTTTGGAGATAAAAACCCAATGAACGGAGATAATATTTTTTAATGTTTTTATTTTTGTTTGCATTTACCTTAGTTGCTACTGTCGTGATTTTAGCTAATACGCCTAAAGTGCCAGATGCCGGTTCAACTTCTCTACAAGATTTAAATATACCTAAAGCAGAAGAGGGTGCAGCAATTCCTCGTGTCTACGGAACATGCTTAATTGAGTCGCCCAATACGGTTTGGTATGGAGACTTATATAAAGAGGATATTCGTGCGTAAAATTACCTTTGCTGATGCTTTTAGATATGGTTACTGCCGTACAGGCATATTGGGCTGGTTAAGAAGTAATGGAATCTCGAAAAAAGACTTTTTAAAAAACGGTATTGCCGAAGATAAAGCTAAAGATATGAACGACTGCATGTTAAACAATTTATTTGAGAGAAAGTATGGGAAGCAGGAAGAAACAAAAGATAGGTGAAAAATTCTTTCTTGGTATGCATCACATTTGCTTTCAACGGCCAGAAAATGGCACGGCAAAGCTTAAAAAAATATTAATGGGCGGCAAGACTCTATCAGAAACCGAAGTAACATCAAACCAAACCCTTTCAGTTAATAAAGAAGGTTTATTTGGTGGTGAGCGCAAAGAAGGCGGTTTTGTAGGTGATATTGATATTGAAATGGGTGAGTCAACACAGGGGCAGAATACGTACTTAATGCAACGTATTAGCTCATCGGTGCCTGCTTTCCGTCATCTTGTAGGCATGGTTTTCAAGCGTTGCTATATGTCAGCAATGACGCCCTATATTAAGAAAGTATCTTCAGTTTGGGAAGTGATTCACGAGACAAATTGGTATCCAGAAACAGCGAATATTAATGGTGGATGCAACGGAGCACATATTTTCCGTGACGCATTTGTGAATTTGATGAAAAACTCACCCGATGCGCTTGATGATATTAAGATGAGAGCTGCTGCTGATACTTTCTACAACGAAAATTTAGGCATATCATTTCCATTTCTCGGTGGTTCTGTTGAAAAATTCATTGAAGAGGTAGAGCGACACACTCATTCAAAAGTAGTTAAAGATGTTCAAACCGGTTTGTACTCACTGGTACCTATTCGCAATGATTATGATATTCAGACTTTGTCTACTTTTACGACACAAGGCGCTAATGCGAACGTGCTAAAGGTGTTAAATTTTGATCGAAAAACTTATGAAGAGTTAACCAATGAAATAATCGTTAAATATCGGCCACAGGGAACCACTGAGACAGTGCCTATCACACTCCATAATATGGCAAGTATTCGCACACAAGCTGCTGAAGTTAGCAGAGAGTTTACTTATCTTGGTCTTGATACTGAAGAATCGGCAAAATTGATAGGAAATTTTGACCTGTCAATCTCATCAACGCCATTTGCTACTGTGAAAATTGCTTGTAACAGAGATGCAAACAATCTTAATGAAACTGACTTAATAATACTGAATATCCCAGAAGAAGATATCAATAATGCAGTTTATAGGATCACTGAAGTTGACCGAGGAACACTCACAGAGAGAGAAATTAAGATATCAGCAACAGAAGAAATATTTGATAAGTCGAATGTCAGCTATCTAGGATCACAACAATCATTATTCACTGACCCTCAGCAACCGGCAATTAATTTCCCAAATCAAAGGGCATATGAGCTTGGGTATTATGATGTTAAAGTCAATGAGCTGGCAGATGATATAACGGATCAAGAGGCGATTATTGCTGGCATCGCGGGTGAACCCAATCAGTACGTATCAAATATATCAATGTACGTATTTGACCAGCTAGAAGACGCGGATGGGCTGCCAGCACCGATCTGTTTAACCGCTTCAGCGATCACAAAAAGCCAAACAACAATACCGATTAAAGACTCATCATCTAGTGTTCTGTCTTATCAAATCGGTAACTACGCGCTTTTAAACGATGAGTTAATTAGAGTTGATGCCATAAGTGAGACTGAATTGACCGTAGGCAGAGGTTGTTTAGACACGATACCAGCAGAGCACGCGATAGATTCAATAGTTTATATGTGCGAGCAAAACATTTTGATTGCTGATCAGGAATACATGGTTGGCTTGAATACTGAAGTTAAAATATTGATGAATGGCGGCATCGATACCCTACCGCTTGCAAGCGCGTCAGTAAACAATATTACTCCTACTGCCCGATACCATTTACCTTATCCGCCAAAAGTTGTCGGTGTAAATTCTAACATCGACCCGCAATTTTATTTTGGTGATTTTGACGTTGTGTGGGGTCACAGTAATCGAGATAATCAACTTACAAAACCCTATGTAGGCTGGTATGAAGGCTCAACGGCTAGCAAAGATGCCGATGTTACTTATCACTTAATCATCAAAGATGAAGATGATGCAAGCCTATTCGATGATAATACGCTAACGGGAACCAATTACCTTTATTCGACTGCTCAAGAATTTTTAGACACACCAAAAACCATGCTTGCATCGGGTAGGGTTATCAGTGATGGGACAGGTGGTCTAACAACACCATCATCGCAAGAGCGACTAAACAATAATTTAACAATTGAGCTTAAAGCGGTTAATACTTCGGGCGATAGCGCTACAGTTATTCAAACAATCAACCGAGTGGGTTATGGCTACAATTATGACAACATGTATGAAGGGGGCTGATAATGCCAAGTAACGAACCTGGCAACAATTTATTTTATGGCTGGAACCAAGGCGAAGGGTTGGCAGCGCAAATGGATGCTAACTTATTAAAAATAGGGGTTTTGCTTGGATTGGGTGTTATCGATCGTGATTTAACATCACCACCTGGCTTACCGAATGATGGCGATTCCTATATTATTCCCACCTCAGCAACGGGTGATTGGTCTGGACAAGAAAATAAAGTTGCGGTTTATCGGTCTTCTTTAACTGCCTGGGAGTTCTACGACCCAAGTGCTAACAACGCTAATCTGCTTGCTTACGTTCGCGATGAAAACCGGCTTGTAGTATGGAATGGTACTGATTGGCTACAAGGGGTTAATTTTTCTTAGCGAGTGTATCATTGTAAGTATCGGATGCCTCAGTAAAGCTATCACCACTATAAATTATTTCTGATCGAAGAGTAACCTTGTAGCCGCCCGTCAGTAAAACTACAAAACACAGTCTATTAATAATTTTAGAACCTAATTTTGCAGGCAATAGGGTAGAGGTATATTCCACTTCTTGTTTTGCCAACCAGTAATCAAAAGCATTTTTTTCAATCATTTTCTTTTTCCTCTGGATCTTCAATATATCCTTCTTTAACTAGGGCATCATAAAGCTCTTCTGCATTTGCGATGACACGCACAGCATTCATACTTCCTCCGGCATATGCAGATTCGCCACCGGCAAGCTGAATGGATGCATTTATAATAAATTCATCTTTGTTAATTTTACGAGCCATGCTTCATCTCTCAATGATATATAGTTGTTTTATAGGTATACGGTTAAAAAATACTTGAGTCAATGAAATGCCCGTCAAATTTTGATTTTTCTATAATTAATGCATGACTATCTAATCAGTTTAACGCTAATCCGTCTTTCTAAGCCACCTAATCACCTCTACCATCCCTTTATTGTTAACCTCAATAGCGCCGTATTTAATAGCCCAACGCCTTTTAGTTTTTGATATGTCGTAATGAGGTGTGCTGGCTTTAGATTGAAACCACTTCCGATCAATACCGATTTTATCAGCCATTTCGTGAAATTCATCTAAGGTATCGACTACCATGTGGCACATAACCATATGCCGATATTTGTGCATAGGTTTATCGACATAGACGGTCATAATTCGCTCGTAATATTTACTATTGGCGCCACGGCCATACTTTTTATTAAAAGCGGCTTCAGCGTCTCCTATTTCGCGCCTACACTGATCTGAGCAGGTATCAATAGTATGCCCAAACTCAGCAGTAAGCATTGATCCGTACCACTCCCAGACGTCTCGCCATATAGCTTGCTTTCCGCAGTTGTCGCATTTGTGTACGCGGTTATCCATAACTCACCAAACAGATTCAATAACACAGAAAAGACAAACGGCGCATCCAGCCCAGGCAAAGAAAGAATCTTTATCATGTATCATAAGAGCTGTTCCGGCTAAGGCTAGACCGACTCCAAATATAGCTGTTGCTAAAACCTTCATAATCATTCGCTCTTGGTTGTGGGTTTAGGCCAAAAATCAAGCGGGTCGGGAAGACCTAGAGCAATATGTACGCTTGGTGGCAAATCAACACCAACATTGCCGCCTTCTGGATCAAATATCATTTCTGTAAGCTCTCTCTGCATTTCACCGATGCCCCACAACATAGCAAGAATCGCAACCTCTCGACACATACAACCATCAGCATCAAACCCGTCAATACTTATTTCGCCTTTGTGCATCAAAATTGTTCCAGTTTTGTCTAATTTTTTATCTAGCATTTGCTTATGTCCTAGTGTTTGCCATTAAAGATGCCCGTTTTCTTTTTGCCAAGATAAAATCAGCTCATCGTATATATCTGGTCTCTGTGAGAGGGCGTATTCAATAACTTTTTGGTCTAGCCACCTTTCGCTAGGCTCGTTGTCGAACGCATCACCATTGGTGTGCTCGTAGCAAAAATAAGTCTGATCTTCTTTAAAATGCTTAGACAAAGGTTTACCGCAATTTCCACAGATGGGGTCAGCCATAAAACCTCCTCTTAACCATTCCAATCAGGCATTGCCGCCCAACTATCAACCATGTCCCATCGCACTTTCAAATCGTCATCGTGCTCAAAATGGTATGGTTCAAACCAATCTGGTACATCGTCAGCCCCATCTCGCATGTATACCGCATGCTGCAACACTCCATTTGCCACAAGGAGCACAGGTGCGCCATAAGGCGGTAATTTTTCTTGTACAGGGATGAATTCAAATTTCATAAATCACCATTAAGCGCCTTGTATTCTTCAAAAGCTTTCTGTACTTGGTTGAATTGCTCAACGCTGCCACCTTTTTTATCTGGATGACTCAGGCTTCTAAGGCGCTTATAAGCTGCTTTAACTTGTTGTGCTGTAGCAGGCTCGCTAACACCCAAAACAGCCCACCACGCGCCATAGCTCCTGTCGGGTAGTGATTCAAAGCCGCTGAACGCACGCTCCATCATGTCGCTAGCGCCCCAACGCTCAATGCCGCGCAATGCTTCGATTGTTTTTCTAAGCGCTTGAATATTGTCTTTAACTTCGTAATAACGATCACAAGCAAAGCACATTTGCTTTTTCTTGTGGGTGAAATAAACAGCGGCACCTGGTGAGCCTGAAGGGGTGCGGTTAGCGTAGGGCAAGCCGTCACGCCTTAATTCAACATTTGTTGACAGCACCGGCAAGCTGCCGCCCATCAAGATTATTTCCTTGAATAGTTCATCACGAGCCACAGCGAATTTTGTTTTAAAACGAGAATGGTCACGCCACTTTGTTTTCGGCCAGCCTTCAGGCCATTGGAGTGGGTATGATTCGATGGTCATTGTTTAAGCCCTCTTAATAAGCGGTAAGTTATGCGCCCTGTGGCAGCGGCGCGCTTGAGTTAAAAGGTGGTTGGTTGAGCCACACCACGAATAGCCCACATAAAACCCTGTTGTAAGTTGGTTTTACCTAGGGCAACATTCCGCTTGTTTGTACTTTCTGTTGCTTCAAGCTTGGCAATAAAATCACCGCACTGCTCAGCAAGGGCTTTACCTTCGTTCATTAAGTCGATCTCCTCTTGACTTAAATCACGGTAGCCTTTGATTTTTTGATGTTGGTTATCCATCGTTTATCCTCCGCGCCAAATTTATTTAGCCTTGCTACACGGGCGCTTATTTCGCACAGCAAGAGAGCCAATAACCCACTCTTAAAAGAGCCTAAGTTATTGATTAAAAACGGGTGTAATAGGGGATAATTAAGAGTAGAAATACGCCCAATAAATATACAAAAAGTTGCCCCAATGAATGCATCGTATCTAGGTAATACAAGGGCTTTAGAGGTGTTAAATATTAGATTGAATGGGGCAATTATTTTTTTAAGTAATTGATAAATATAGAAAATATTGATATTTTGCAATTGGCTTTTAACCAATTGGTCACTGGTTCGAATCCAGTACGACCCACCA